CCCCTTTGTACTGGCGTGACCCATCGCCAATACGCGCCATGTGCGCGGCCAATGAAGCGAACCAGGGTCCTCCTGCTACCAATACGACAGGCTTGGACATCTGAATCGCACGCGGGTCGGCACCCGCTTTGGTCTGCTCGGCCTTGAGCATCGCAGTTTTGCACAACTCGTCGAACTGGCGTGTGCGGCTGGTGTATTTCTGGCTAAGATTCTTCACCGGGCCCGTGTACGGCATGTTCGCCCAAGCATCGGCCATCCATTTGTCGTATGCGTCCGCCAGGTCTTTGCGACGCGACGGTTTGAAGGTTTTCAACCAATTTCCCACGGTTAAAGGTTCCACCTCCAATCCCTCGAACCACGTATCATGCATTTCGCGGAACATCGGCGCGAATGTGTTTTCGAAATACGTCTTCTGTATGGGCAAACCAGTCTCCATCAACACGCGGTTGGCTATCGATTTCTCTTCGTTCTCCCGGGTCCAGGATATCGCCACCATGAACGGGTACTGTGGGTCGTTCGGCAAAGGCCCCATCACCATCAATGGTTTCATGGCAGGTCGGTAGCTGCTTTTGTCGTTCGGCATGCGCATAGTGGCCGTCGAACGCATCGGTTTGCGATTCCAAGCTTCTCCCAACTCGTCAACGCCAGCGCCCGCCATGTAATTGCCTATTTTAAGGACCTGGTACACGCCCATACCTTGGCAATACACCACCTTGGCAAATTCCCCGCCGACGGCACGGTTGCGGCCCTGCATCTGCACCGACAGAAACACGAAATTCCATGCGGTGTGGATCAATTCGCGGTGGGTGCGTGGCAATTTAGCGATCATAATGTGCATGACCATGGGTGCCACAGCCATTGCGGCATACTGTAGCCTGTTCTGGGGCGCCACGCTTGGCAAAACGGTCATTTTCGCCGCGAACTCGAATACCGCGAACAGGCAGTGCCCGGGCTTCCATGCTATCGGTGGTAAGGCGTAGCGGTTCGGCAAACGGCCTTTGTTGAGCCACAGCCCGTAAAACCACCTGCACACGTGGTCGAGTTTCTCTTTCAAAACCTCCTCAAAACCAACGTGTGCCACGCTCTCGGACAACCCGCGGTTTGTCAAATGGGTGCCTTCAACCGGGTCAATAGCCGTCATCAATGCCATGACCATCTGCGCCTGATGTGGTATTATAAACTCTAGCCCCACCCTCCAGAGCAGCCAGTAACCGCGCCTGCTCACGTCGACCCAGGTGGCGGGTCGGCTAGCTTTCGGCTGCCTAATATCGCCAGCCATAACTGGCCAAAAATCATCACCATGGCTAGGGTGAATAATTTCCATGACGCGATAGCGAATGGCCTGGAAGAACGTTTGTTTTTGCGTAAAAGTCCTCCAGCTCGCCCAGCCGAACTGTATCATCGGTATCGCGTACGGGGATAGTATGTCGAGTGTGTCCAAATCCTCAACTGGTTCAGCCGTTGGCGCCGCGGCAAACGTGGCCAGCATTCCAGCCCACCAACGCGCGGCGTTCCCGCTAATGGCATCCACGTCGGGCGCCGCAGCGGTGATGCGCGCGGCCGCTGCGCGCAACATATATTTGCCCACGTACGCCATCGCGACGGCGAACAAAGCCGCGTGTTCACGGCTAATATGGTTGCGGACCAACCAATTGGCATAACCGTACGTGGTCAGCGTGCGCACCTCGCGATGGACCATTCTGGCTCCATACCCCGCAATCAGTGCGATGGGGATTTCGTGCGTGCGCAACAACACCGCTGCCCCGAACACTATCCCAGTCACCCAACCCTCGCTACGAGGTGCACGGCCGGCAAGGCGGTCTCCGATCGCCTGCATTTCGGGAAGCTGCGCCAACCGGTGGATGCTGTACTCTTCCAATTCTGGGCGTAGATAAGCATCGAGCGCCATGAGCATCATGGTCAAATCGACCCCCGGCATGTGCAGCTGCGCGCGTGAGCGCATCGGTCTCGACGTCGCCGCGGGATCTGCTGCTGGGCCAATGCAAATCACTTTATCAAAAGCTGCCCATTTAACCGTACTCACACGTGTCACGGTTCCATCCTCACGCCTCCTCGCCACTATCTGGACGTCCTCACCCTGACGGGTGTACGAATAGAAATAGTGGTCATCCTCGCGGTACACCGTACCGTCTGCGTCACCCAGACGGTCGCCGCTGAGGTAATTTCCACGCACGCCATCGAGCAACTCGCGCGCCGCGTCGCGGGTGCATGCCACGAAATGGTATGCGTGCGTGGCCCCGGGACAATCGACGCTGGGGTCGGCGCCGGGTGACAAATCACCGATCACCCCAATGTGATACCAGCGCATGGCGCCCGCGTTGCCGCCGTCGTAAGCATTTGCGTTCAGTATCCAATTCATCGCGTCGTGGCGGTACGTGTCCGGATTCCCCTGGACATGCACGGTCACCTCATCACCCCGACGCACCCACGTGGACTCCACGATGGGTTCGTTCGTGCCGCGCGCGAAAGCGGCTTGCCCTTGAAAGGCAGTGTACACGTGTCCGAACACAACGACGCCGCGGCCATCCTGGCACATCCGATTAATCATGTCGGGCGTGAAGTAATACGCTGTATGCATCAACACGTATATCGG